CGGACGGTGAGGAAACCTATGGTGTTCCAGCGCCGCTGGCCAAAGCGATGACGGCGGAGCTGTCCATTGAACTTGCGGAAGCCGTGCTGTACGCCGACGATGGCGCGGCGGAGGTGATCAAGGACTTTAAGTCCGGAACGCTCTCTCTTGGTGTGGACGACATTGGCACAACCGCCGCTCAGGACTTGACCGGAGCGGTGGCTGACGACAACGGCGTCCTCATCTCCGCCAGCGAGAACTCAGGCACGCCTGTGGCCATTGGCTTTCGGGCGATGAAGCCCGACGGCAAGTACCGCTATTTCTGGCTGTACAAGGTGAAGTTCGGCATCCCGGCCACCAACCTGCAGACCAAGGGCGAGTCCATCACCTTTTCCACCCCCACCATTGAGGGGACGGTGCTGCGCCGCAACAAGCTGGACGGCATGGGCAAGCATCCCTGGAAGGCAGAGGCGACCGAGGGTGCTGCGGGTGTCGCGGCGGCAACCATCTCCGGGTGGTTTACTGAGGTCTATGAGCCGGTATACGCGCCGGATGGTGAGTAAGGCATGAAGGAGACAAGGCATATGGATACGGAACGGAGTGCTGCCATCCTGATCGGCGGACAGCCCTATGAACTGACGCTCACCACCCGTGCCACCAAGGAAATCGCGCGCAGGTATGGCGGCTTGGAGAACCTGGGCGAGAAGCTCATGAAGTCAGAGAACTTCGAGATGGCGCTAGACGAAGTGGTGTGGCTCCTGACCCTGCTTGCCAACCAGGCAATTCTGGCGCGGAATCTGAGGAACAAGGACAAGCCCGAGCCCCTGCTGACGGAGGACGAGGTGGAGCTGCTCACCTCCCCGCTGGAGTTGGCAGGCTACAAGACGGCCATCACCGAGGCGATGTACAAGGGTACCAAGCGCAATGTGGAGAGCGAGGAAGAAGGCTCAAAAAACGCGGAGGTCGGGTAAGGGACGATGAAACCTTTACCCGGCTTTTCTATTACGGAACGGTTCAGATGGGCATGAGCGCGGACGAGTTCTGGCTGATGCCCATCGGGCTGTTTCTGGATCTATGGTGTTGTCACAGGCAATGGCTTGGGGTTGAGAAACCGAGGAAACATTGGACGATTGATGATGTCATTCCACTAAATGCCTGAGACGCATGTGCAGAATAGCAGCAAAGGAAGAGATAACTTTCACGCTCTTATCAAAACTAATAAGAGCATGAAAGTTAGGGATATCGACGAATCCAAAGGAGGTGACACGGCATGGCAGACAACTTCGGGCTCAAGATCGGCATCGAGGGCGAGAAGGAGTTCAAGAAAGCACTTTCGGACATCAACCAGAGCTTCAAGGTGCTGGGTTCTGAAATGCAGCTGGTATCCAGCTCCTTTGACAAGAACGACAAGTCCGTCCAAGCCGCAGCCGCCCGCAACGCCGTCCTCAACAAGGAGATCGACGCCCAGAAAGAAAAGATCACCACCCTCAAGGCGGCGCTGGACAACGCGGCCTCTTCCTTTGGCGAGAACGACCGCCGCACGCAGAACTGGCAGATCCAGCTGAACAAGGCACAGGCCGAGCTCAACGGCATGGAGCGCGAATTAAAAGAATCTGCTGAAGGCGCAGACGAACTGGGCGAACAGCTCACCGACTCAGGCGACGCTGCCGAAAAATCCGGTGGCAAGTTTGAGAAACTGGGCAGTATGCTCAGCGGAATCGGCAAGGCCATGGGCGCTGTCGCCATTGCCGCAGGAGCCGCAGCCATCAAGCTGGGCAAGGAAGTCGTCCAGCAGTTCGGCGAACTGGAACAGAACCTGGGCGGCAGCGAGGCTGTATTTGGCGAATACGCCGCGTCCATCCAGAAAACGGGCGAGGAAGCCTACAAGAACCTGGGCGTTTCTCAGTCGCAGTACTTGGCCACGGCCAACAAGATGGGCGCATTGTTCCAAGGCTCTGGCATCCAACAGCAGAAAAGCCTTGAACTGACCGAGAAAGCCATGCAGCGGGCGGCGGACATGGCCTCGGTCATGGGCATCGATATGCAGGTGGCGCTGGATTCCGTCGCGGGCGCCGCCAAGGGCAACTTCACCATGATGGACAACCTCGGCGTGTCCATGAACGCCACGTCCATCCAAGCCTATGCCGTCTCTAAGGGGCTGGACTTCGTGTGGGCTTCCGCTTCCCAAGCCGACAAGGCCGAGGTCGCCATGCAGATGTTCTTTGAAAACACCGAGCAGTACGCTGGCAACTTCGCAAGGGAGTCCACCCAGACCGTGACCGGCTCGCTGGGGCTGCTCCAGGCGGCGCTTGGCTCCTTCACAGCCGGGCTCGGCAACGCCGGCGCCGACATGACCAACCTGACGCAGAACCTGGTGGACGCTTTTGGCGCGGTGGTGGCGAACATTGTGCCGGTGCTGGAGAACATCGTCAGCGCGCTCCCTCCTGCCTTCGGTGCGATGCTGACAGCGATTGGAGATCTGCTTCCCCTGTTGCTGGAAACAGTCACGAGCCTGTTCACGCAGGTGCTTGAGACGATCCTGAGCCTACTGCCTTCCCTGATCCCCGCTGCCGTGAGCGCCATCATGACCATCACTGGCGCCCTGATTGACAACCTGCCCCTGCTGGTCGCCGCCGCTGTGCAGCTGGTGAACACGCTGGTATCGGGCATAGGGACCGCCCTGCCCTCCCTGGTCCCCGCTGCGGTGACGGCGGTCATGACCATCGTACAGGGCCTGCTGGAGCAGCTGCCCGAGATGCTGGACGCGGCACTTCAGTTAATTCTCGGCTTGGCGCAGGGCCTCCTGGACGCTATCCCGCGCCTGATTGCCGCCATGCCGGCCATCATTACGGCGCTGGTCAATTTCTTCATCAAGGCCATCCCCCAGATCATTGAAGCGGGCATCAAGCTCTTAAGCTCCCTGGTGACGGCATTGCCCACCATCATCACAGCAGTGGTGGAGGCGATCCCCCAGATCATCGACGGCATCATTAGTGCTGTCATCGGCGCCATCCCGCTCATCATCGACGCGGGCATCAAGCTGCTTGTATCACTCATTCAAGCCCTGCCGCAGATCATCACCACCGTGGTCACGGCCATCCCGCAGATTGTCAGCAGCCTGGTGGACGCCATCGTCGGGAACATCGACCAGATTATCCTGGCAGGTGTCCAGCTGCTCACCGCTCTGATCCAAAACCTCCCGGCCATCATCGTGGAGATCGTCAAGGCAGTGCCCCAGATCATTGCGGGGATTGTCAGCGCCTTCACAGGCTCTATCGGCGAGATTGCCAAGGTGGGCACCAGCCTGATCCAGGGTCTGTGGCAGGGCATCAGCGACGCGGGCGCCTGGCTCAGGGACAAAATTTCAGGCTTCTTCGGCGGCGTGGTTGACAGCATCAAGAACTTCTTCGGCATCCGCTCGCCCTCTACGCTCTTTGCCGGGCTGGGCTTCAACATGGGCGAGGGCATCGGCGTGGGCTTTGAGAAGGCCATGGACGGCGTGGCCCGGGATATGCAAAACGCCATCCCCACCGGCTTTGACATGAATGTCGGTATGCGCGGATACGGGGACAGCCCAACGAGCGCCGGGAGCACCATCACGCAGAACATCTCCGTGGTGTCGCCCAAGGCCCTGTCCGAGAAGGAACTGGCGCGGGAGTTTCGGAACCTGTCCCGCAAGCTGGCGCTGGAATACTAAGGAGGGGCATATTTTGAAATGGAGTATAGAGGAGGGAGCATCATCGTGGAACTAAGCTACATCAACACAAGCGGCGAGCGCCTCAGCCTCAGGCAGTCGCGCCCCTTCTTCCTGACGCGGATAGACGGCACAGGCCGGGTGCGGCAGACCGTGAACACCTTCAAGGCGCCGGATCAGGACGGCGCTTTTTTCATCTCCTCAGCTATGGACATGCGCAACATCACGCTGGAAGGCACGCTTGTCGCCGGCAGTGTGGACGAGGCTTACGTGCTGCGCAAACGCTTTCTCCGCATCTTTACGCCCAAACAGCAGGGCCTGCTGGTCTACCGCAATCGGCAGATCGCCTGTGTGGTGGAAGAAGCGGGCTTCAGTGCTTCCTCCCGTGAGCGGGCGCCTAACTTCTTCATCAGCCTGCTGTGCCCTTCGCCCTTCTTTGAAGCCTTGACTGACATCCGGCAAGAACTGGCCATGTGGTCGCCGCTGCTGTCCTTCCCGCTGGAGATACCGGAGGACGGGCTCATGTTCGCCCTGCGCCAGCCCAGCCAGATCATCACGGTGGACAATGTCGGCGACGTGGCCTGCGGCTGCCACATCGTCTTCCTGGCCTTGGGCGGCGTGAGCAAGCCCGAGCTTATGAACCTGGACAGCGGCGAGGCACTGCGCCTGAACACCACCATGACGGCGGGCGAGGAGCTGCATGTCCATACCCACTTCGCAGGCAAACGCGTGACGCGCCTTGTGGGGCAGGAGGAAAGCAACGCCTTCTCCCTGCTGGATACAAGCTCGGTCTTCCTGCAGCTGGCACCCGGCCGGAACCTGCTGCGCTACAACGCCGAGGCAAACCTCGACCTGCTGGAAGTCAGCATCTACTACCGGCCCATGTACCTGGGGGTGTGAACGTGGAATTATACATCTACAACAAGGAGCGCGAGCTGGCTGGTGTCGTTGAGTCCTTTGAATACCTGCGCTGGACACGGCGCTACGCCCGCTGTGGCGCTTTTGAAATGAAGGCCATAGCGATTCCAGAGAACCTTGAACTCCTGCGCACCGGCAACTATCTATGGAAGAGCGACGATGAGGAGATCGGTGTCATTGAGCAGGTGGAGCTTATCCAGGCAGACAGGGAAACCGTCGCGGTGAGCGGCCGCTTCGCGACTTCCCTGCTATCTCGGCGCATCGTCTGGGGCACGGAGACGCTGTCGGGCGATCTGTCAGCCTGTGTCGCGCTGCTCATGAACCATCATCTCATCACACCAACGGATTCTTCACGGCACATGGCGGGAATCGCTTTCTCCTCCCCGGCCATGGGGGTATCGGTCAACACGCAGGTGTCCTACAAGAACCTCATGGATACCATCACGGGGCTGTGCGAGGCTTCCGACCGGGGCATCAAAACGGTCTTTTCCCCAGAGAGTGGCTTGCTGACCGTGGCCCTATACACAGGCGTGGTTTCTCAGGCCGTGTTCTCCCATGAGTACGAGAACCTGACGGAGCAGAGCTATACGCACAGCGACTCGGGTTATGCCAACACCGCGCTCATCGGCGGCGAGGGCGAGGGGGGCTCCCGTGTCATGGCGGCTATCACGGGCGACACAGGCGAAGCCCGGCGCGAGGTGTTCGTGGATGCCAAGGACTTGAGGCAGGAGGACTTCGGAACGGGCTACCAGGACGCACTCCTCTACCGGGGACAGAGCAAGCTGTCAACGCTATCCATGCTCAGCGCCTTTGACGCGGAGGTGAACCCACACGGGAACCTGCGCTACAAAACGGACTTTGACTTAGGACAGGTCGTGACGGTGCTCTCCCGCAAATGGGGCGTCACCCTCACGACGCGCATTACCGAGGTGAACGAGACCTACGACGAAGGCGGCCTGTCTTTGGGGCTGGTCTTCGGCAAGGGCGCTCTCACCCTCATCGACAAACTGAAAGGAGGCTGACCCCATGGAAAAGAGCGGATTCTTCAACTCATCCGGCGGCGACCGGCTCTATGACGCTGCAGACTTCGCGGGCTACTTCAGCAAGCTGGTCACGAGCGGCATCTTTTATACTGCGGCAAGCAACCTGCAGGTAACGCCCGGCAGCGGCATGTCGCTGAGCGTCGCCGCAGGCAGCGCTTGGATCAGGGGCTATGCCTATGAGAACACGGACGCGCTGCAGTTGAACCTGAGCACTGCCGATGGCGTGAAGCCTCGCCTTGACCGCGTGGTGCTGCGCCTGAGCGCAGCGGAGCGCTCTGTCTATCTGGCGGTGCTCACCGGGACACCCTCGGATAATCCCGCAGCGCCTGCCCTCACCCGTACCAACGATACCTATGA